ATGAACACCGACATCGAACCCGCGCCCGCGCCGTGGGCGATCGGCGACTACGTGACCATCCGGATCCACGACGACGGCCGCCGCGACCGAGGCACGATCATCTCGATGGACCACGACGGTACGCAGTGGATGGCCACGATCGAGAACATCATCATCCGCCTGGGTACCGAGACCCTGCCCGCCGCCGATCTGCTGGCGTGGGACCACGGTTGCACCCGCTTCGACGACTACGGCGTCATCGCGCCGTGACCGGCACACCCGCCGAACGCCAGGCCGCACTCGATCGCCTTGCCGCCGCGGCCGCCGAACGCACCCGACTCGCCGCCGCCCAGGCCGCGGGCGGCACGATCGGCGACCGCTCCGACCACCGGCGGCAGCTGCTTGCCGCCGCCGTCGAACTGCACGCCGCGATGCTCGACGCTCACCGCGCCCGCGTTCCCGTGGCCGAGATCGCGCTGGTCGCCGGCACTACGGTTCGAGCGATCACCGTCCTCCTGCGGCAGGAGCGCGAGCAGGCCGAACAGCTGGCCATCGACGACGTTGCCGCAGCGGTACGTGCACACGGCACGGCCCACCCGATCACCCACGCCGCCATCGCCGCCGCACATGCCCGCGGCGTCGCCGTGTCCGCCCTCGCCCGCGTCTCGGGCATCAGCCTGGAGCGGATCAGCGCCATCGTCCTGGCAGCGGGCGGCACGCAGGCATCGCCCGCCGAGGTTGCGGCGATGCGCGACGCGCTGATCACCACGATCGTCACCGGGCCCGCCGCCCAGGCCGCCGAGCAGCGGGGCTACGAGCGCCTGGTTCGCGGCGACAACCCCGACCAGTAGCCGGACACGACGAAGCCGGCCCGCCCCCATGTGGGGCGGGCCGTTGTCGTTCATCGCCGACGTGTTGCCGGCTCGGTGCTCGGCGGCAGCGTCGGCGGCGTGGTCGGTGCGGGCACGCCGTCGCGGCGGCACACCAGCGCCGCCGGATCCCACGCCGGGGCCGTGAGCGAGTACCCGGCCGGGCACATCGGGCCGGGCGCGCCGTCCCGGCCGTCCGCTCCTGCAGGACCCGCCGGACCGTCCGCTCCTGCAGGGCCCGCCGGACCGGCAGGACCCGCAGGCCCTGCAGCGCCGTCGACACCGGCCGGACCGGCAACCGATTCACCCGGCGCGCCCGGCTGCCCGCCCGGCCCGGCCGGCCCCGGGATCGAGTCGCCGTCCCGGCCGGGCGGACCGGCAGGACCAGGCGGACCGGCCGGGCCGCGTTCGCCCGCACGCGCCGGCAGGTCCGGCACCGACGCGCCCGGGTCCGGCACCACCGGCGTGCCGCCGGTCGCCTGCACCTGGGCGCGCATCGCCCGGACATCATCCGCCAGCACGGCGACCGCAGCCGCCCGGCGCTCGGACTCCGCCGCGATCCGGTCCGCGCGGCCCGACTCGGCCGACACCCGGATCCACACCAACAGCACCGCGCCGGCCAGAGTCAGCAGCACCGCGACCAGCGCCAGCCAACGCCACTGCCGCGCGAGTACGCGCTGAGTTCGGGTCACGGTCCACCGCCCAACGCCGCCAGCTGCGCGCGCAACAGCGAGCACTCTGCCTCGAGGGCGGCCTTCGCCGACCGCTCGGCGGCCAGCTCGCGCCGCAGATCCTGGACCTGCTGGCGGAGATCACCGCGCTCCTCCTGGAGCTGATCCGTGAGGCTGTTGTAACCGCCGATCACTCCGCCCTCCCGTTGCGCGCGCCCGGACTGCCGCGATCCGTACATGGCCGCCGCCGCAGCCAACGGCGCGCCCACCAGTGCGGCAATCGCCGTGACCATGGCAGCGTCCATGCACGTACCTCCATCACGCCGGCATGCCGATCAGGCAGTCGGCGGCAGCGTGTGCCTGGTCGACGTCGCCGCCTCGGTCAGGCCCGGTCCGGTGGGTCCGACGCCCGAGAGCACGACCGAGGTCAGTACCGACGCCAACGCGGCGGCGCCCGCCACCGACCCGGCCGCGGCCCAGTCGATGTCCAGCAGGCCGATACCGTCCACGCCCGCGACCGCGAGCAGGGACTGGGCGGCCGTGCGCACCGCGCGCTCACCGGTAGCGCGCCAGAACAGCCGAGTCATCATGCGATCACCTTGAATCCGTGCTTGGCGCCGAGGCGCTCCAGTGAGGTGCGGCCCGGGATGCCGTCCGCATCCGAGCCGGTGTAGCCGAGGCGCCGCTGCCACGCGGCGTACGCGCGGACCGTCGCGGTGCCGTAATGGCCGTCCGCCAGGTCGAGCGCCAGCAGGCCCTCGCCGACCAGAGAGTTCTCCACCTGCCGCACGCCGGAGTACGTCACCGGCGTTCCCGCCGCGGCCGGGTTGGACCGCGCCGCCGCCATCAGCCGGGACAGCGAGATCTCGGGACGATCCGGCGGCGTGGTCGGCACCGACCCGCCATCACCGGACGCAATGCCCGGGAACACCAGATCGTGGAACTGCTCGATCCGCGCGCGACCCGGGCACGCCGTCCCGCCCAACGACCACTGGGCGAACAGGCCGTGATAGCCGTAACCCGGGTCGTCCCAGGTGCGGCAGATCCGCAGCGGCAGGTCATGCCGCTCGTGCAGCCACACGCCCAGCCGGATCAGGCTGTCCACCTGCTCATCCGTCCACGGGTCGGTGTGCTCCAGGTTGCTCGCGCTCTCCACGCTGACCGCGCCGGTGCCGTCGGCCCGCCGGTTCGCCGAGGCGTTGGCGTCGGCGCGGGTCTCGGTGCCGATGTACTGCCACAACCCGCCGTCGTACGCGCAGCCGAAGTGCGACTCCAGGTTGGTCGAGTCGTGCCAGTACTCGTACATCCGTTCGCCGGACCACGGCGCGGCGATCGAGTGGAGGATCAACTGGGTGGGGCGGATGGCGGGCTGGGAGTCGGATTCGGGTTGTAGTTCGCGCTTGCGGGCGCCGGCATACCAGGCCATCGGGGTGCCTCCTTGGGGCATGCGAAATGCCCCGGCCGGCGGCGCGGGGCGTTGGTGGTGACTGGGTCAGGCGTGGGTCCAGCGCATCGACAGGCCGGAGGTGACGTCGGAGGTGACGACGGTGTTGAGGGGTCCGCCGGATGCCTGGCTGCCGCGCAGGTCGACGTAGTCGCCGGCGTTGAGGTACAGGTCTCGGGTCGGTGTGGTGGCGACGGTGACCTGGGCGGGTGTGGGTGCGCAGAACGCGCCGTGGCCGAGGACGGGTGCGCCGTTCTTGTAGAGGAACACGCCGCGGGCGCCGGTGCCGTTGACGGCCCAGGCGATGGCGCCGCAGATGGTGTACCAGCCGGTGAGTTGTGCGGTGTAGCGGGTGGGCGCGCCGATGTTCCAGCCGACGTAGGTGTCGACGGCGGGCGTGGGCCAGGTGATGGCCACCCAGGTGGCGGCGGCGATGGATTGGGCCGCGGCCTGGTTGACGGTGAACAGCGGCGGCGGTGAATTGAGCCGGTTCGCGGTGATGCGCATGCCGGGCTGCCAAACCGTGGTGGACACGGGGGTTCCTCCTACAGGGCGACGACGGTCGGCCGGGCCAGGCGCACGTCCGCCCCGGCGTCCTGGGGTTTGACGACGCCGTTGACGGAGCGCACGACGGTGAACGTCTGCGGCGAACTCGCGCCGCTGATCGCGGTGACGGTCATGACTTCGCCGGCGACGCGGATGTCGAACGGCGTCTCGGTGCCGGCGGTGGTCCACAGCGGGCCGTCGGTGACCGCGACGGACAGGGTCGTGGCGGTCGTCGAGGCGGCGGCGGCGAGTTCGGAGCCGTCGGTGTCGACGCGGTCGGTGTCGGCGATGCCGACGGTCCAGGGCCCGGCGGGTGTGCAGGTGAGTCCGAGGTCCCAGCTGTAGGCGCCGATGGTCTCGGTGTAGCCCTGGGCGATGAGGTCGATGGGGTCGGGTGGCAGCCACGCGGGCGGGTGGGCGATGGTGAGGCGGTCGCCGACGTCGAGGGTGATGGCGGCGGCCGTCAGGTGGGGCGCGGCGGCGAGGTCGACGTGTACGAGGGGGTAGCGGGCCTCGTTCCAGGTGCCCAGGTGCAGGCGCCACCCGGCGTGGTCGGCGGGCTGGGTGTCGTCGGCGAGGTTGAGGGTGATCGCCTCGTCGTAGCGGCCGACGCCGGTCGGCGGCGGCAGGGTCGACAGCGGTGTGGTGGTGTCGACGGCGCGCGCGGAGGAGCCGCCGGCGCGGGTGACGGTGACGTCGTTGCGGACCGCCTGGTCGTCGTCGACCGGCTCCAGGGGCGGCGCGACCTCGCCCGGCGCGGCGTAGTCGAGGGCGAGCCGCGGTGTCTGGTTGTAGAGGGAGGTGCGGGGTCGATAGCACAGGGCGACGGTGTCGCGGGCCTCGTACAGCACGCCGCCGTCCGCGTCGGCGGCGTCCTGCAGGAGCGTGAGGAGGGTGTCGGGGCGTTGGGGTCCCATCGACACCTGGTCGTCGACGTTGCCGTAGACCCGGGCGGTGATGCCTTCCTCGCCGGCCAGGCGGGCGATGCGGGCACCGGCCGTCTCGTGGTTGAACCCGTGGTCGGCGAGGGCGTACGCGTCGGTCGTGTCGGTGGCGAAGACGGCCAGGTGCCCGATGCGCGTCTTGTCGAGTTGGGCGCCGAACACGGTGTCGATGCTGGTGATCGCGCCGGCATCACCCGGGTAGGTCCCCGTCAGTTGGCCGGCGTCGCCACCGATGTTGTCCCACCGGATCAGCCAGTCGACGTCGGACCCGTTCTGGGTGACCGACACCTGTTGACGCACCCACCCGCCGAACTTGCCGTCGACGAGGATCGCGATGTTGACGGGCAGTCCGCCGGCATCGTCGAACGCCTGGAGGAAGAACTCGCCGTCGCGGGCGGTGACGTGCCATCGGATGGCGGTGCCGGCGGAGCGCCAGCCGATGATCTCCGACCCGACGGTGGGGATCGAGTCGGCGGGCACGAAGTACACGAACTCGATGCACCATTGCCCGGTCGGCACGGCGGGGGTGGGCACGGTGGCACTCATCGACGCGGCGGCGTTGATCGTGGGCAGCGCCGACGATCCGGCCAGGGTGTCGTCCGCGGCGAACGAGAACCCGTCGACGGCCAGAGGGTCGACGTTCGCGATGGGCGAGTAGGCGCGGGTCGCGTCGCGCTCCTCCTCCATCGGCCAATAGGCCAGGGGCGAGCGCGACGGGATGCGCCGGCGCAGCGTGGAGTCCAGGGGGGACGCGCCCTGGCCGAGGCGGCGCAGGACGCCGGCGGCCTGGAGCGGCACCCACACGTCCCGGCCGGACACGTCCCACCGGGCGGGCCATGCGGACACCTCGCCGACGAAGCGCGTGGCGCGGTTGCCGACCGCGGTGCCGGTGACGCTCCAGGCGCGGCCGGCGGAGTCGACGAACGAGGTGGTGCCGGCGGCCTGGGCGGCGAATTGCGGGTCCGCGACGATCGTGCCGTTGATGCCGTTGCGGACCTGCGCGGCGTGGACCCGGCCGGATGCCGGGGTGAACGTGAACCCGGTCAGGTCGCCGATCTGGAGGGGTGCGCCGCCGGCGACGAGGGCGGTGGTGCCGGTGGTGCCGGTGACGGGCGCGCCGATCATGGTCCAGGGGCCGGCGATGGTCGGCGCCTGGTAGAAGGTGGCCGTGTATTCGCCGGCGCCGTTGTTGACGTCGAGGGTCGCGCGTACCGCCAGGCGATCGGTCGGGGGGAGGTCGATCGCGGTGGTGGTGCCCGGTTGGAGGAACGCGCCGCCGCTGTCGAACCAGGCGAGGTACAGGTAGCCGCGCTGGACCAGGAGCCGCCAGGCGCGGTCGGTTCCGCTGCCCCATTTCGCGATGAGTTCGACGGTGCCGCCGGTGAACCAGTTGTCCAGGGTGGCGTCGAGGCGGATGTCGATGTCGCCGGTGATGTCCAGGGCGGCGGTGTCGGGTGTCGACGCCCGGGCGCCCGCGGTGCCGGGCAGGTCCAGGGCGGTCGGCCCGGCGGCGACCGTCACCCGGATCGGCGTGTTGCGGCCGATGCGCCCGTAGTAGGGGCTCGTCGGGTTCCGCGGCGAGTACTTCCCGGAGCGGTTGTTGAGGGTGAGGGTGCATTTGCCGGCGTCGACGCGGGCGGCCTCGTCGGCGCGGCCGCGGGTAATGGTGATCGCATCGCGCAGGTACACGTCGCCGGTGATGTCGGTCCAGGTGCCGCCGACGCTGAGGTCGACGCGCACAGGCAGCGGGGTCTGCGGAAACGCCACGGTGCTCGCTCCTTTCAGGTGCCGAATGCGACCTGCGCGCTGCCGCGTCCGTCGACGCGGACCATGCGGCGGATCATGCGTTTCAGGTCCTCGTCGGCGCCGGTGACGTCGAGGACCAGGCGCACGGTCCCGTCGCCTCCCCCTCCCGCGCGCGAGAGCGGTGTGACGCGGGCGCCGGTGGGCAGGTCGAGGACTTCCGGGCCGGCGTCGCCGACGACGACCCGGCCGCCGCGGACGATGTCACCACCGCGCGCCAGGTAGGGGATGTCGGGGGTGCCCAGGGTGAACGACGGGATGCTCACGCCCATGAACGAGCCGCCGCCGACGGTGAAACTGAGCCGGTTCCAGCCGCCGATCACGCCGTTCACGGCGCCCCGGAACCCGTCCGAGATGCCGTTCCACATGCCGGCCGTGGCGCTGGTCACGCGTCCCGGGAGCGCGCCGAGCCAGGACATCACGCCGTTGAAGGTGTCGCGGATGCCGTCGCCCATGGCGATGGCGCCGCCGGCGATCCCGTCCCAGACGGCCACGACTCCGGGCCACAGGGTGCCGGTGAACCAGCCCGCGACCGACTGGATCGTCGACCAGGTCGCGTTCCACGCGCCGGTCACGATCGCGCGGAACGTCTCGCTGTGCTGCCACAGGAGCACGATCGTGGCGATCAGGGCGATGATCCCGATGATCACCCAGGTGATCGGGGAGGCGGCCATGGCCGCGTTCCACAGCCACTGCACGGCGGTCGCCGCGGCGGTGGCGCCGGACCACACGACCTGCGCGGCGGCCCAGGCCATCATGCCCGCCTTGACGATCAGGACCGCCGCGGCCAGGCCCGCCAGGGTCAGCAGCACGGGCCGCATGTACTGCTGGTGTGTCTGCCCGAACTGCACGATCACGCCGCCGATGTCGGCGAGTTTCGCCATCGCGGTGCGCTTGAACGCCTCCAGCTTGCGTGACGGGTCCTTCGAGAGGGTGTCCGTCATGCGGGTGGCGGCGCCGGCGGTGTTGTCCATGCCGGTGGCCGCCGCCGCGCTGGCGGGGTTCAGCGCGAACAGGGCGTCGGCCATCACGGTGCCCGGGTCGCCGAACAGCGCCGTGGCAGCGTTGAGTTTCGTGGACTCGTCCTTGGTGCCGCGCAGCGCGTCCAGGGTGATCTGGAGTGCGGACGCGGCGGTCGGCCCACCCTTGGCGATCTTCGCCGCCATGTCGTCGGCGTCCAGGCCGATGCTCTTGAACGCGTCCTTCGCGGCCTGCCCGCCGGCCAGGGCGAGTTCGCCGAACTGGCCGATGGCGTCGGCGACCTGGTCGATGTCGCGGGCGCCGCCCTTGACGCCCTGGGCGAGCAGCGCCATCGCGGTGGTGCCGTCCAAGCCCAATCGTCTGAACTGGGTGGAGTATTCGTTGATTGTGGCTGGCAGGTCGGCCTGCATGCTCTTGGGCAGGGACTGGGCGGCCGAGGTGATCAGGTCGAACGCCTCGGTGCCGTTCTTGGCCAGGCCCGTCTTGATGAGCTGGCCGGCGGCGGTGGCGGTCTCGCCGATGTCGAACTCGAACACCTCGCCCAGGGCCGTGGCCTGTTTGGTCATCCGCACCAGCTCGGCGTCGCTGGTCGTCCCGAGCGAGCTGACCGAGCTGGTCACCCCGATCAGGGCGGTGTTCACGTCCTGGATGCTCTCGCCGAACCCCGCCTTGAACGCGGTGCCCGACAGGCGGGCGACGCGCGCGGCCTGGTCGCCCGTCAGGTCGAGCTGCGCGGCCATCACGCTGTTCGCCCGGCCCATGTCGAGCGAATCGGCGACGCCCTTGCCGAGGGCGCCGGCGATGCCCGCGCTGATCGCGGTGGCGGCGGCGGTGAACTTCTCCTTCATCGCGTTGAGCTGACCCGACGCCCGGTCCTTCGCGATCAGGTTGAACACGAGCGAGGTGTCCGTCATGGTGCCGTCACCTCCGTCGTGCCTTGTCGATCGCTTCGTCGGTGGCCTTCTTGTAGGCGTCGAGCCACGCCAGGACCTCGTCGGTGTCCTCGACGGTCATGGACGCCCACTCCCAGGGCCGGATGCCGAGCAGGTGCGCCGCGTTGCCGAGCTGCCCTAGTCGGCGGTCGGCGGCGGCGCTTTTCCCTCGTGCGCCCGGTCGTCGTAGGCGGTCTCGATCTCGGTGTCCAACTGCGACAGGACCGCGGCGAGTTCGTCACCGCGCAGGTTCTCGACCGCCTCGGCCCGCAGCGTCAGCAGCTCGGCCCGGGAGAACTCCAGCGTGAGTTCGTCCCAGGCGAAATCGACGTCGCCGAATCGCAGTTTGGGGTGTTCGCGGCGCAGGAACGTGAACAACAGCGCACGCCGGCACAGGGCGTGTCCCTCCACGACGTCCTTGGTGAACTGGCCGAACGAGCGGTCCGTCCGGCGCTCCAGGTCCTCCCGCTCGACGGACATCAACCGGCGCGGGTCGTAGCGCCACCGGGTCGGCTCCTCGGCACCCTCGGGGTGGTAGACCAAGTACACGCGTGCTCCTAGGTGGGTGGGATGCGGTTGGCGATGCGGGCGGCCATGGACTCCATGGCGTCGCGGATGGCCTCGGCGTACAGGTGCCCGCGGCGGGCCATCGCCCGGTCGAACCAGTCGAGCGAGCCGCGCTGTTCGTGCCACACGTCGGTCTTGTAGATCTGCGTGCGCCACGTCTCCTGCTGGGTGCGCTTGGGGGCGTTCGCGAACCCGCGGATGTTCGGCGTCTTGCGGGCCTTGACCCGGGCGCCGGACCAGCGGCCGCCCAGCTTGACCTCGTTGCGGATGCGGCGGGCGATCGAGGCCCGCAGCCCGGGGGACGCGGTGCCCATCCCGGCGGACGCCATGCCCATGATTCCCGAGCGGGCGTCCTGGATCGCCGGAGCCAAGGCGGCGCGCAGGTTCTGCGCGAGTTCCTTGCGGAGTTCCTTGCCGTCGGCCTCGGCGCGGATCGCGCGGACGAGGGCGTCAAGGCCGTCGTGACTGACACTGAGGTCGACCGGCGGGTCGGGCCTGGACATCAGGCCGTCGCCCGAGTGACCGCGCCGGACGTGGGATAGGACACCTTCACGCTCGCGTCGTCGCCGACGCCGCCTTCGAGGGGGTTCCAGCCGTTGATCAGCAGGCTGCCGGTGTATTTCGGGTTCGAGGTGCCGACGGCGGCCTGGTCGGCGCGCACCTCGAACGGCACGACCTGGCCCAGGAGCGGCCACATGATCGAGTCCAGTTTGGTCGCGGCGAAGTCCTGCTTGAACTCCAGGGCCACTTCACCGGACTTGAGACCGCCCAGGACTTCCTTCCACCCGAGCGATGCGTAGGTGGTGACGTCCTTGTCCTCGACCTCGACCGAGACCTCGGCCTTCGTGGCGTAGGAGGACAGGTCGTTGGCGTTGATCGAGACGTAGGCGGCGAGCAGGACCATCTTGGGCATGGGGTCACCTGATTCCGAGGGCGGCGGCGAGCATGAACGAGGGGGTGGTGCCGGTGATGGTCCACGCGAGCCGGTAGTAGGTGTCGGTGATCGCGGTCCCGTCGGTGCGCAGCGTCTGGCCGCCGGGCGCGGTCGCCGCGGTGAACGTGGCGCGGGTGGTGGGGCTGGGGAATCCGATGGCGTCGTCCGACTCGACGCGTGCGGTGATGCTCGGGCCGGCGGTGCCGGCGACCGAGAGCACGTGCAGCGCGGCGTACAGCCGCTTCCCGGCGGGCACCGCGCCGAGCTGCATCGCGGTGCCGACGCCGGTGACCGTGCGGGCGGTGCCGGGCGGATGCGCGATGCTGCCGCGCACCAGGGGCCAACTGGATTTGGCGGTGCCCTTCCAGGGCGCGATCTCGCCGACCTGGTCGCCGAGGCCGTAGTCCGCGCGCAGGGCCTGGGTGAAGTAGGCGAGGTCGCCGACGGCGGCGCCCGCCGGGCCGATCGTCCAGGGCCCGATGCCGCCGAACTGGGCCCACGACGCGTCGTCGACCATGCTCGGGTCGCCAGCCTCCCAGTAGCCCTCGGCGGCAATCTCCGCCGAGGACAGGCCGCCCAGGACTTCCTTCCAGCCGCCGGACCCGTAGGTTGTGGCGTCCTTGTCCTCGACCTCGGCGGAGATCTCGACCTTGGTCGAGGCGCCGGTCAGGTCGACACCGGCGGCGAACGCCCGCACGCCGAGCAGGATCATCTTGGTCATGGGTCAGTCACCGTCCCCGATCACGCGGATGGTCAGTTCGGCGCCGACGTACTGGGTACCGGCGTGCTCGTACCAGCGGTAGCCGGCGATGCGGGTCACGTGAAGGTCGTCCGCGAGACCGCCCAGCGCGGCCTCGCCCGGCGCGCCGCGGGCCGCTTCGATCGCCTGCTTGAGGGACGCGGGTCCGGCGCCGGAGAGCATCGCGTCGAGGTGGCGCTGCGCGGATCGGTCGTCGCCGCGGCCGACCAGGACCCTGCACGTGAACTCGACCTGGTCCTGGCCGCGGCCGAAGACACGGTCGAACTCGACGCTGTACTCGCCGACGAAGAAGTGCGGTTCGACCACGCTGTCCGGGGTGTATCCGGAGCACGTGAGCTTGCCGACGCCGGAGGGCAGGACGACGGCGCGGGCGGCGGTGGCGATGGCCGCGCGCACGGCGGAGATCTGCACGTCGAACCTCCTATCCGAAGCCGGGCAGCCGGAGCGCTTCGAGCAGGCCCGCGACGTCCGGGTCGACGCGTCCCAGACGCATGACGCCCCAGTCGGCGGAGCCGAGCACGCCCTCGGGCGAGTCCTTGCGGCGATACAGCCGCAGCGCCTGGATCTGGGTGGCCTGCACGACGTCGTCCGGGATCGCGGGCCATCCCCATCGGGCGGTGACGCGCACCCGGGACAGGCCGTAGCCCGCGTCCCATTCGCCGGTGCGGCGGCTGAGGGCGGTGATCGGCTCCAGGTCCGTGAGGGCGTTGTCGGGCGTGGTCTCGTAGTTCGTCGTCGTGGTCCAGGACCCGGGCCCACCGAGTTCGACGACCAGGCCGTCGAGGCTGCCGATGTCGTCGACCAGGAGGTGTTCGCCGTCGTGGTCGCGCATCGCCCGCAGCGTCGGCCGGTAGATCCGTTGGACGGGTGCCGGGTCGAGCCAGAACCGGCGGCCGGTCAGCCGCTCGACGAACCGGCTTGCGGTGGCGATGGCTTGGGTGAGCAGCGCATCGGCGGTGGTGTCGTCGGGGTCGAGGCGTAGTTGTGCCTTGAGCGCGACGAGGTTGGTGTATTCGTTGGCCATCGGGGTTACTCGTCGGCGTCGTCGGGTGCCCGGCCGCGGCTGCGGCGGCCGCCGGCCGCCCGGCGCGTGCCGATGGGCCCGGTCGGCGTCGGCACGGGAGCGGCGGTGTGTCGACCGGGGTCGGGGGTGCGGTCGACGGGCCCGCCGCCCGGGTCGGTCACCGGCCGGTCGTCGGTGGTGTCGTCGTGGTGCCCGCGCGCCGCCAGCTCCCGAGTGACCTCGGCGGCGCGGTCGGTGCGGTTCTGCGACAGGTAGACGGCGCGTTCGCGCAGCAGGGCGGCGATCTCGCGTCGGGTGCGGTCGTCGGGGACGTCGGGGGTCATGGTGTCCTCGCTCATTCGGGCACCACCAGCAGGACCGCGCGGTAGGTGACGCTGGGCGTGGTGCCGGCGACGGTCGAGGTGACGCGCACGTAGGGCCGGGTGATGGTGGCGGCGGCAATCCGGTTGCCGACGCCGGTGAGTTGGGCGGTGCCGCTGCCGGGGACCGCGGTCCAGTCGGTACCGTTGCCCGACTCCTCGAGGGAGCAGTCCAGGGTCGGTGTGCCGGATGCGGCGGTGCAATGGACGGTCAGTACAACGTCGGCGGCATAACCGGCGGCGGTGACCGGGCTGCCGGTGTGGGTGCCGGTGGTGCGCGCGGCCAGCGGCAGCGCGACGTCACCGGACACGGGGCGCAGGCCCATCGTGTCGGTCTCCTCCCGAGAGGGGTGTGCGTCGGCGGCCGCGGGCCCGAGGGCGGCGGCCGCCGACGTCGCGGATCAGAACGCGGGCGTGACCAGGCCGGTGCCGCCGACCTTCTGCATGCCGTTCGCGTATCGGCCGAAGGTGTACGCGAAGTAGGAGTAGGCGACCAGGAGCACGCCGAGGTTCGCGGCCGCGGCCTGCTCGGCGCGGATGAACAGCGGCGCGTTCGGGTCCTCCCACAGGTGGCACTCGCTCGCGGGGACGACGTACAGCTCGTCCTCGTTGGTGCCGGTGCCGTAGTTGGTGGCGATGTTGTTGTCGACGATCACCTCCAGCCCGCAGGGCAGGACGCCGCGCGGGCCGCTGCCGTAGCTGCTGGCCGAGTCGGCGGTGCCGCTCGCCTGGACGGGCACTCCCGACCAGTTGATCAGCGGCCAGGTGCTCGACATCTGGCTGGAGAGCCAGTACCAACGGCGCGAGTGCATCACCGCGTGCGTGGGCCGGCCCATCGCCAGCAGCGCGGCCTCCACGCCCGCGGCGGCGCCGAGGATCTTCGGGTACATCTCGGCGCCGGTGGGCGTGCCGTCGGTGTACGCCAGCGCAGTGGCCACGTTCGTCAGACCCGTGGTGGCCTGGTTGAGGAGCGTGGCGTCGAGCTTGGTGGCGACCCGGTTGAACAGGTCCTGCATCGTGACGTCCTCGATGCCGGTACCTCGGTCGATCGCCTGCCGGGACACGGTCTGCTGCCCGGCGGCGGTCTGCACCGGCACGGTCAGCAGGGTGTCGTCCATGTTCGTCTCGGACACCGCCGCGTTCTCCGCTGCCTGGATCTCGGCCGAGGACGCGGTGGTGATGCGCGAGATGTTCACGCTCATGCCCTGCTCGGGCAGCTCGTGGCGGTTGCACACGTCGGCGAACGGGCGCAGGGCGGCGGTGGCCGGCGCGTACAGGTCGGTCAGGTACTGCGGCACGGTCAGACCCGCGAACGCGCCGGTGCCGACCGCGCGCGCCATGTACTCCGCGCGCTCGATGCGTTCCTCGGCCATGTGCCGCGACAGCCGGCCGGCCGCCTCGACGTCCTGAAAGAGGAACTGCCGGCTGATGTCCATCAGGAACTGCTTGCCGCGCCGGTCGGTGTCGGGCCGGTAGGTGCGCTCCTCGGTGCCCACCCGGGCGACGCGGTCGTAGGCCGGCGCCCGGGTCTGCGTCGGCGCGACCTCGCGCTGTGCCGCGGCACGTTCCATCTCCTCCGTCTTGATCTTGTTGGCGTTGGCGAGCTTGTTGCCGATGCCCTCGATGTCGGCGGCGGCCTGGTCGCGCGCGGCGAACAGCTCGGCGACGCGTTCGTCCTCCTCGGCGCTCAGCGCCGAGCGCCCGTCCTGCTGGGCCTTCGCCAGGATGAGCTCGATCTCCTTGCCGCACTTAGTGCGGCGCTTCTTCGCGGCCTCCTGCTCGACCTCGATGGAGGCGATGAGGTCGTCGATTCCGGGCATGCCGAAGTCCTTCCGGTGGATCGGGAGTTGGGTGTGATGCGTGACCCGGTGCGGCACGGGTGATCTGCCGGTCCGCGTCGGGGGTCGCGCCTCCGGGCGATCTGCCGGACGGCGTACACGAAGGGGGGCGGTGCGGTGGCTCAGGTCTCGGCGTCGTCCTGGACCAGCAGGCGGGTGCGGACCATCGCGATCGACCGCCCCACGGGCGCTGCGGCCCGGGCGGCGGGCGCCGCCGGCGCCGGGTGTGCGAGCGGGGCGGTGTCGCCGACGTCGCCGCGGCGGCCCAGGAGCGCGTACGCCTCCTGGGCGACCAGCGGCGGCAGGGTGGGGATCGACGCGAGGAATTCGCCGGACCGTGCGCTGATGGAGGTGTGCGGGTTCGCGCCGTAGGTGACCGGGCCGACGTCGCCGCGTTCCAGGTCGAACGCCTCGATGCGGTACTCGGAGTAGTCCGGGGACCAGCGGCCCGAGGTGATGCGGAACATGAACGACTGCTCGCGCACGTCGTCGTCCTCGATCGCCTGCACCAGCAGTTGCACATCGCTGCGCTTGGGGTTGAGCCAGGCCCGGCAGCCGAGGCCGGCGTCGTCGGCCCACAGCTCCAGCCGGCCGTTGCGGGTGCCGGCCATCGGGGTACCGGCGTGGTTGAACCGGAACACGACCTCGGGGTTCGCGGCCAGCGTCGCGTCCGCGGCGCCGGCGGAGACGATCTCGGTGTAGGGGCCGAACATGTCCCACATCTCGTAGCCCTGCTCGAACGCCGACGCGTAGCCCTCGACCTGGTAGTACTGCAAGCCGTCCCGGTCGACCAGCTTGGCGCGGAGCTTCGCACCGAACCGGAGCTCGGGTGTCTCGGGCCGGTCGCGCGGCACCGCCATCGGGGCGGTGCCGGCGGCCGAGCGGCGGGCGGTCGCGGCGGCGGCGCGCAGGCCGGCCGGTGAGGTCATGACAATGCTCCCGATGTCGCGGTGGTCGGTGTGGTCTTGGGTCCGCCGAACAGCCGGTCGAACTCGGCGAGTTGCGCGTCGGTGAACGGCTGCCGGTCCTCCAGCGCACGCGCCTCGGACGGCGCCAGGACGCGGGCCTCGATCTGCGTCCGGATGGCCTGGGCCCGCGCCGCCGGATCCATCCGCAACAGCGCGTCGGAGTTGAGCTTGACGAACCGCGGCCGCGACGTGAGCCGGGACAGCGCGTCCTCACGGCGGAAGATCGCCGGCCCCAGATTCATGATCAGGAACTGGAGGTTGCGTTGGCTGATGTTCGCGTAGGTCATCGAACTGCCGGACACGCCGGCGTCGATCAGGTCGCCCGGCACGTCGAAGAACCTGGCGATGTCCCCGATCCCGAATCGTTTGGCGTCGACCCAGCCTGCGGCGGACGCCTCGGCCTGGATGGGCTTGTACTCCCAATCGTTGCCGGTGACGAACAGGTCCCGGTTCTGCGTGGCGCTCTTGAACCTGCGCTTGGTCTCGTCGGCCTGGTCCGCCGTGATGGTCTTGGCGGTGTTGCGCAGGTGCGCCGAGGGGATCGCCCCGCCGCCGAACCAGTCCAGGGCGAACTGCTGGATCGACAGGTACTCGCCGATCGACCAGGACGCGTACGCCACCGGCGACAGGCCGACCGGCAAACCCGCCACGGTGTACTGGCGTTCGTGCCACACCTCGTCCGGCTGGTACACGGTGCCGCCGATGCGGTACGTGATCCCGTCGGCCCGGTGGAGCACGCTCACATCCGCCAGCGACACCAGGTCGATACGGGCCGGCAGCCCCAACCCGTCCCGGGCGGTGATCAACCCGAAGCAGTTGCCGGCGCGGTCGAGGTCGAACTGGGTGGCGTAAAGCCACTCCTGAATGCCGACCCGGTCGCCGCCCGGGGTGACCAGGACCGGCGGCGTGGGCACCTCGACCTTCAGACCACCGACCCGGCGGTAGACGTCCACCGGCATCGTCGACACCAGGTTCGCCCGCAGCCGCAGACACGACCAGATCGCACTGTGCCGCAACGCGGTCTCGTTGGTGACGGTCGCAATGCCGACGCGCCGATCGGTGCGGGTGGGAATCAACTGGTCGGCGGTGGGGTGCGGGCCGGACCGGCGCGTGAACAGACTCACGACCGCCCACCCCTCCCGGCGACGCGGGCCGCCGCCGAGGAACCGACCAGGACGACGGCGCCGCTCGCGACCAGACCCGCCCACCCGATCAGGGGCACCAACGCCGCGCCCGCGCCCGCGGCGACCAACAGCAGGCCCAGCACGTCGAGCAAGGTGGTGACGACGTCTCGCACGCGCGCTCCCTTCCTAGAAGACCGATTCGAGAACGTCGTAGTCGTCGGCGACATTGGCCCGGGTCAGCAGCGCCCACCGCGCGAGGGTTGCCGCGACCAGCGGCGCGACGTCGACGGACGAGCCGCGACGGTGCCACGCCCACGCATCGCCGACCGGACGCGTACGGGCGCCGTTGACCGCGCCGGTCAGCGGCGCCTGGTCGAGGTGGACGAGCGTGCCCTGGCGCATCGCGTCGGCGAACTGCCCGCACGCCTCGACGACATCGTTGGATCGCACGATCACCAGGTCACCGCGCAACGGCTCGTCCTGCCCGGTCGCCCGCAGTCCGGCAGCGACCAGGTCGTCGATCAGCGCGGCCGCGGGCGACCCGCCGGCAACCGCCACGGCAACCGGATCCCACAACGCGGACAACCGCACCACGGCGGGCACCAGCCAATCCGTGCCCGGCCGTTGGTCGACGATCTCCACGTGCAGGCGGCCGTCCGGCCGCACCGACGCCACCGCGATCGACGCCGTGTCCCGGCGCCCGGCCACGTCGATCGCGAACGCCACATCGACACCGGCCTGCGACCCGGCGTCGACGAGCCCGGCCCATCCACCCCGCGGCACGTTCGGGTCGGCCGCCGGCTGCTTGACCCGGGTCCTGTTCAGGTAGGCACGGTCGAACTCGGCCGGCTCCAGCTTGTCGAGCTCCGAGCGCACAACCGCCTCGGTGACGGTGTGACCGAGCGCCGGCATGCAGGTGCGCCAGGTCGCCGGGTCGTCCCGCCTCAGCTCGGCCGGCGCGTACCACTCGAAGTACGCCGACGCGGGGTGCTCGCCCGTCTCCCACAGTGCCTCGATCAGGGTGCGGCCGGTCTCGCGCTTGCGGTTGAGCCACACGCTCCGGTCGGTGCCCCCGGCCGACGCCCACCACAACTGACCCATGGCCTTGGTCAGCATCGCCGGGGACATCGCCTGCTCCAAGCGGTCGTCCTCGTGGGCGAACGCCTCGTCGATCACACCCAGATCCAGACTCGGCCCGTGGCCGGCGCGCTCCGTGTTGCTGGTAATGCCCAGCTTCGACCGGGTCGACGACCACAGGATCGCCTCGTTGCCGTTCGTCATCCGCGTGCGGTACCGCCGCCGCAACGACGACACGTCGAGCGTGGCCACGAACTCGTCCTCGAACCGCTGCCGCGCCATCCCCCGGGTCTGCGCGGCGTACACCACGTTCTGCCGCTTCCACGCCATGACCCGATGCACCATCAGGGCCAGGAGCTGCTGCGTCTTGCCCTGCTGCCGCGGCACCGACAGACCGACCTCGCGGTGCACGAACACCCCCGTGACCGGGTCCAGTTCCAGGGCGACGTCGAGGACGTACCGCTGCCAGGGCATCGGCGGATACCCGAGCCGGGTCATCACCGCGGCGACCTTCGGCCCCAGGGTCGGCAGCTCGGGCCGCCGCGGCGTACCCCACCGCGGCGGGCACTCCAGGCCGTACAGCTCGCGCAGCTGCTCGGCGAACTCAGTCGGGTGCCGCCAGGTCTCCGAGGCCATCGTCGTCCTCCTCGACCATCCGACCCGCGAGCAGCGCGGCCAGGGTGGCGCGCAGCTCCCTGTTCAGCCCGGCCAGCAACCGGCCGTCCTCGCCGCCGCCCTCGTCGATGCCCCGGGCCATCGCGTAGGCCATCTCGGACAGGGACGCCTCGACGCCGACCAGGTCACCCAGGGCCTCGATGTCGCGCTGGACGGCCTCCTCGACCGGTCCCATGACCTCTCCCCTCACTGTGTGTGGTCCCCGCCCGGCGGCCCGAGCCGGCTCGGGCGGGAGGTCGGCCCGGCGGCGGGCACCCCGCGGCCCGCCGCTTGACGCAACACCGGCCGGTTGGGGCCCCATGGCCGCCCCCGGTCACCCACCCGCCGAGCCCACCTCGGGCATATGCGCAGGTCAGGGGCCTGCGGGCGGCCCGGCGGCGGCCGCCGCGGGGGGAGAGACGCCAGTTTGGGCGTGGGGCTGGGATGAGCCCTCCCCCAAAGAACGGTTGGCTCAGGCCGGACCGGCGTACCAGTCACGCGACGTGACGAGCCGCGAGACCTGGGCCAACGGCCGGTTGCCCTTGAGGTTGTTGCACTTGCGCCCGCAGGTCGGGCAGCCGGCCACCCCATGGATGGGCGCCAGGTTGTCGCGGTCGACGGCGGCGCCGCCCCGGGAGACCGGCACCAGGTGGTCGGTGGCATCCGACCCGGGATGCCCGCACAGGACACAGGTGTCGTCCTCGGCCAGGACACTCGCGCGCAGGGTGCGGTAGGCGTGCGACGTCAGGTCGGACCGGCCGGCCACCGCTCACACCCCGCCGGCCGGCGGCGTCCACCCGAGCAGCACCAGCGCGGCATGCACCTGCGGCGCCAGGTGGACCTCGACCTCGTCCTGGTCGACCGTGACCTCTTGCACCGCGAGGGTGGCGACCAGCCGGGCCGGCCGGTCGACCTCGACGACCAGGTCGACGCCGGCCACCGCATCCGAGACGTCGACGCCGTCGACCACCAGGGCGTGCCGGGTGCCTCGACCGGTCAGGGTCACCGCGTGCGTGGGCACAGCCGAACCTCCTGCGCTACTTCTTGCCGCCCGGGTCGGGACAGTTCATCGCGATGGTCGGCCACTTGTCCGCCTTGACGCTGCCGCCGGTGTACAGCTTCGACGCCGCCTCGTCCTTGATCCAGCGGCCCGAGCACACATACACCTTGGCGTCCGCCGCGCGGACCACGGTGACCGACACGTCCTTGAGACCGCCGCCGATCCCCTTGGCGTAGTCCCGGATCGCGGCCTGCGCCTGGTCGACCGTGGCGTCGGGAACGACCAGGTCGGCCTTCCCGCTGACGGTCTTCTTCGACTCGTTGATCACGGTGTACGCCGGCACCGCCGCAGCGGCCGGCGTGCTCGCCTTCGGCGGATCGGGTGTGACGGTCGCCGGGCCGGCGGCCTTGACCGGCTCGGCCTTGTCGTCGTCTCCGCCGCAGCTGGTGGCAAGGAGGAGCATCGCCGCCAGGGCGGCGGCGGTCGTTGCGTATCGAGCGGTGCGCTGCACTGTGCCCCCAGGGTGTGGATGTCCTGGGTTAGACCGTCGAGGCGGCCTGGGGGTTGTGCGGGCCCGCCGATCGGGGGATGTCAACGGGCCCGGTGTGGCCGTGCGACGGGGAGACGCGGGCCACGACGGGTCAACGACCGTGCTTCGCGTGGGTTACCCAAGTACGACAGCAAGGACCACGACCAGGCCGAACATGACGAACGGCAGGCAGGAAGCGCACCCGGTTCGGTAGTTGCTCTGGGAAGTGCGGCGGATGAGCTCTCGCTTCTGGCGTCGAGTCAGCCCACCTGAGTGGTTCCCGCGCCGGCTACCTCCGTGCTGCCAACAGCGGTTGGACCAGAGGGTGACCCGGCGGCATCGTCGACCGCCTCGTGTCGTTGCGTTGCATTGCCCCATTCGGCCATCGTCGTGGTCACGGATGGGCGGCGTCTCGGGAACGGGCGAGAGCCCCGACCAGGATTGGCTCGGGGCTCTCGGGCTGTTTCCGGGCATGCCGGATTCACAGGCTGTGGATAACTCGGATCAGGTTAGGCGGCGGCGTCCTGCGCGCGCAACTGATCATCGTGGTCAGTAGTCGAACGGGTTGGTGTGGAAGTCGCGTTCCTCGCCCGACCAGGTGTCCGACGCAGACGCGTGGGACAGCGGTTCGCCGTCCTCGCCGCAGTAGCAGGCGTCGCAGGTGGCGCAGGATCCGCAGCCGAGGCATTTTGCGCGGCGGTGGTGGCCGCAGATCGGGTTGACGTCGTTGTCGGGGGCGTGGGTGTCCGGAATGGCGGGTCCGCCGGTGGGGTCGGTCATGGGTAGCCTCTCGTGTCCGGTGGTGTCCGACGCTGTGGCCGGGTGGTCGCGTTCGCGTCCGATCAACGGGTTGGTTATGTCGCCCAGTTCGCCGCCGAGCCGACCGGTTGGCGCATCACATCCGCACGGTTGGCGGATTCGTGTCCGGGCACCGGCCATGCCGTGTCCGACGCCCGGTGTCCGGTCACGCAGCCCCGGGCGTCAGTTCGTCGTACAGCCGGTCACGCTCGCCCTCGGTCAACCCAGGCGCCCGCCCGGCCAGTTCCACGTCGGTCACCAACTCCGGGCGGTCGGCCCGCAGCGGCGCATCGAGCGCGCGGCCGAGGTCGGCCAGATCGTCCCAGCGCCACATCGGCCGACCCTGGATCCAGGTGGACGACGGCGCCTTGCAGATGACCCGGCGGCCGGTGCACTCGATGTGCGGGCCGAGAGGGTGCGCCGGCCGCGCCATCAGTACCGACCCGCACCACGGGCATGGCTGAAGCAGCCGGATCGGGCGGGCGTCGCCCAGGCCGAGGACGGTGAGGATCTGTCGGGCCACGGGGCGGAGGGTGGCGTCGGCCCACTTGACCCACTCGCCGGTGATCATGGCCCGGTACACGGCCAGGTCCGCACACGCCGCCGGGACCGTCCCGGGGTTGCCGGCGGGGCGACGGTAGAGGGCGAGTCCCAGGGCGGTTCGGATCTCGGCCTCGACGTACAGCACCGCGTGCTCTACGACGCGCATGACGTCGAGGGCGCTCAGGTCGGCGGCGGCCGGGGCGGTGCCGCGGCCGAGCACCGACCGTTCCTGCCGCTCGATCCGGTCGCGTTCGGCGATGGCGTCGGCCAGGTGCCGCCCGATGTGGCTGGCGCGCGGCCGGCGGGTGCCGGGTACGGCGGCGGCCCGCAGGTCGGCCCAGTGCTCGGCGATGACGTCGGCCGGCGGAGCGTCGGCCGGCAGGGGGAGGCTGTTCACGTCGTGCTCCTGGTCGTCGTCGTGCTGGTCTCGGTTGTATCTCAAAGCGGAATTGCAGCTGTCATTTGGACAGTTGGGGCGTAGCGTCCGGGGTCCGGCGCGGCTTCCCCCAGGTGGCACACCGGGACGGGGTCCACGGGCCTGCCTACGTGGACCCCGTCTGCCGGGCCCGCGTCGAACCCCCCACGGACGCGGGCCCGCAGCCTGTCTCAGCTTTCGTCGGGCTGGGTACCGATCCACTCGATGCGGGCGCCGGGGTAGGCGTCCAGCAGGGCCTCGGTGGACGTGGCGGCGGTGATCGGGCCGGTGGTCTCGTCCTCCGCGAAGCACCGGCCGGAGAGGGGGAGTTGGGCGCCGTGGAGAATCCGACCGCCGGCGGTGATGATGCGGAACGGCCGTGCGGCGGTCATGACTGGCCTTCGGGGTCGATCCAGGTGATGACGGTGGCGCCGCCGTGGCCGTGGATAGTGATGGCGTCGTCGATGCTGGACCAGTTGACGGTCGAGGGGCGGGCGCCGCGCCAGCGGACGGTGACGGTTCCGTCGGGCCACAGCACGCCGTCGGCGACCCGGCCGGGGCCGGATGCGCCGGTAACGTCGACCCGGCGGTCGAGGTAGAACCGCCGCTGGTCGCCAGCCAGGCGGGCGGCGCCGATGATGTTCTCCAGGGCGGTTGCGAGATCGTCGGCGTCGACGCCCTCGCCGTCGTTGGAGGCGCGGATCCATTCGGCGGTTGTGGTGACCACTGCTGCGAAGTCGGAGCGCACCCTGGCGAGTTCGGCGGTGAGCCGGTCGCGGTCGGCGTCGGCCGCCTCGATGGTCTCCAGCAGCGATTCCAGCGTCGGCTCGCCGTCGTCCGCCAGGTCGTCGTCCTGGTCGCCGTCGCGGGCAGCCTCGATCAGCGCGGTGTCGAGGCGGGCGTTCTCGGCACGCAGCCGCTGGGCCTCGGCCAAGTCGAGCAGGTCGAGGACGTGTCGGTCGGAGATGCGTTCGAGTGCCTGGAACGAGTCGGTCATGGTGGCGTTGACCAGGCCGTCGCCGTTGGGCGGTGTGGCGGCGGTGTGCAGGTCCGCGATGATCGGGGCCAAGTCGAGCCGGCCGGGCGCGGGAGCCGGGTCGAGGCCGCAGCCGCGGCGGATGGCGGCGATGACCGATTCGGCGTCGTCGGGGCGGATGAACACGCCGACGTCGGCGGCGGTGATGACCACGCCGGGGCCCTCGGCCAGGCTGAGCGGTTCGATGGTGAGTTCGTCTCCGGCGTGGTCGGTGTGGTGGTAGCTGGGGATGCGGTTGGTCATGTCCGGTTCCAGGTGGTTTCGATGCGGTGGGCAATGGCGCGTGCGTCGGCCGGGGTGGCGTGGGGTTTCGGGGTGAGTGCGCTTCCGGCGGTCGGCCTGGGCACGACGGTTGTGTCGTCGGGGACGGCGTCGGCGGCGGCGACGGTGAGCGCGGCGAGGTCGCGGGGCCCAATTGCGAGCCGACGGGCGCGGGCGACGTTGCGGAGTGCGTCGCCGATTGAGTGGCGGATACGGGGTGGGGCCATGGTCACCTCCGGGGTGCCGGGCGCCCGGTGGTGGGCGCCCGGCGGGTCGGGTCAGAACGGGGGTTCCTCGCTGCTGTATTGCGCGCGACCGTAGGGCGTGGCCCACGGGTCGTCGGCGGGTGCGCCGCCACGCTGCTGGGTCTGCTGGCCGTAGCCGCCGCCCTGCTGCCGCTGCCCGCCGCCGCCCTGGCCGCCGCCTCCGCGGCTCGCCTTGGTGACCTTGGCGGTCGCCCACTTCAGGGTCGGGCCGATCTCGTCGACCTCCAGCTCCACGACGGTGCGCTTCTCGCCCTCTTTGGTCTCGTAGGACCGCTGCTTGAGCCGGCCCTGGGCGATGACCGCCGAGCCCTTCGCCAGCGATTCGGCGATGTTCTCGGCGAGTTGCTTCCAGCCCGAGCAGCGCATGAACAGCGCGTCGCCGTCCTTCCACTCGTTGGTCTGCCGGTCGAAGGTGCGCGGCGTCGACGCGATCGTGAAGTTCACGACGGCGGCCCCGCTCTGCGTGAACCGCAGCTCGGGATCGGCGGTCAGGTTCCCGACGATCGTGATGGTGGTCTCTCCGGCCATGTGCTGGGTCCTCCTGGGGTGGTGACGGGTGGTCAGGTGGTGGGCGGGATGTGGATGTCGTGCTGCGCGCCATCGGTGCCGTCGTGCGGGCGGGCGCTGACGTGCAGGCCCTCCGAGGCGGTGGCGGAGTGGTAGAAGGCGTAGACCTGGCTGCCGATGCGGCGGGTCCAGGTGGTGACCCAGCCGTCGTGCACCGAGACGGGGCCGAATCGGCCGGGGATCTGGCGGTAGACAGGCCAGGCGCCGGTGGGTTTGCGCGGGCCGATTGTCAGCCGGGTCACGACAGGGCTCCGGTCTCGGACCGCCCGTGGTGGTCCGCGTCGATGGGGGTGTACGGGGTCCAGGGCCATTCGCCCTCGCTTGTCCAGCCGCCGCGCAGGAACCTCGGCCACAGCCGCTCGTCGCGGGCGCCGCGCCAGGGGACGACGCGTCGGGCGCGGTCGTGTTCGGCCGAGGTGGTGTCCTCGACGGGGCGCAGGCCCATGCCGAACTCGGGCCACCTGAGCCAGAGGCTCGACCCGACCGGGGCCAGGCCGCGCGGCCCGAACCCGCTCGCTTTGGCCGCGTGCGCTTCCATGACGAGCGCACACCCGGCGGTTACCCGGGCCTCGGTGAGCGCGATCGTCACTTTCCGCGCGTGCTCTTCGCTGTTCGGATCGCCGGCGTGGAGCTGGTAGATCGGGCCGATCACCAGGAGGTCGGGCATGACGTCCTCGACGCGCCGCATGAGCCAGGCCCGGCCGTCGGCGCGGGTGAGGTCGACACCCTCGGGTCGGCAGTGGATGTGCAACTGGCCGCGCTTCACGGGCTGGTGGATGGCCGAGGCGGTGTTCATCAGGCCGCGGTACCGCCGACGGGACTGGGCCTCGGAGTTCTCGCAGTCCAACACGAGCACCCGCTTCGGGCCGAGCACGTTCGGCTCCCGGCCGAACGGGAGGACACCGGCCGCCGCAGTGACGGCGAGCTGCCGCAGCAGCACCGACTTGCCGCCGCCCTCGCCCGCCGTCCAGATGACGCGGTCGCCGCGCTCGAGATAGCCGGGCAGCACCCAGTCCGGCTCGTCGTCGGCGACCGACAGGAAATCGTGGATGTCCTGCGTCGGCGTGTCCTGGGCTGCCCGGCCTCGGTCACGAACGGCGCGGGTCAGGGCGACCGCACGTTCGGCCAGGTCGTCCGATCGGCCCGCGGTGCCGTAGCCGTCCTGGGTGATCGCGATGCCGGCCTGGACGATTGCCCGCCGCAGGGCCAGGGCCCGGGTGCGGCGGATGTACCAGTCGACCTCGGCGGCGGGCGGCGGCGCGGCGGTCAGGGTGTGGATGTACGGGGCGCCGCCGGCGCGGGTCAGGTCGCCGACGGCCTGGAGTTCGGCCACGACGGTGTGCGCGTTGATCGACTCGCCCTGGTCGGCGAGCCGTTGCATTGCGCGCAGGACGGTTTCGTGGGCGGCGCGGTACAGGTCGCTGGGCTGGACGGTGCGGAGTACGTCTCGGGCGGCCTGGCGGTAGATCAGGCAGCAGCCGAGTAGGGCCTGCTCGGCCTCGATGTCGTGCGGTTCCATCCGGTCGACGGACGTGATCTCGGGCTGGTAGTCCTCGGGGTCCATCAGAACACTCCGTTGTCGGCATAGGTCTGGTGTGCGGGCTGGCGGGCCGCCGTGCGGGCGGCCTCGGCCGCGGCGCGGTCCCGCTGCTCGACGGCCTTGAGCCGGAGCTGGTCGTACTTCTCGCGGAGCTTGGGCATCGACAGGACGTTGGCGCGCCAGAACGAATCGGCCTGGCACCAGTCGATGGCGGCGAGCACCTGGGCGACGGTGCGGCCGTCCTTGTCGAGGAGGAGTCGGGCTTCGGTGCGCCACCGGGCGGTGATCGTTGGCCGCCTGCTGCCGTTCTCGGCGATGCGGTCGGCCAGGTGTCGGCAGATCTGTTCGACGTCGTCGCGGCTCTCCTGGGGGGCGGCCGTGGCCGCCTCCGACGAAGAGGATGGTTCTACTGGTGGTTCATTGATGGTTCGGGGGGCGTTACGCCCGTGACATTCGGGCGTAACGCCCGTGACGTGCGGGCGTTGCGCCCGTGACGGAGGCTGTTCGGGCGTAACGCCCGTGACCGTCACGGACTCTGCGCCCGTGACGGTCACGGGCGTTACGCCTGTGACGGTCATGCCGTCCGGGTTGGTTACGGGCGCAACGCCTGTGACGGTCACGGGCGTTACGCCCGTGACACGATTTGCCCGTGACCGCCGCTGCCGCTCGGCAGCAGCAGCACGATCGCGCTCCCGCAGCGCAACCAGGTCGGCCCAGTCCGTTGCCGGCCGCCGCTGCGAGAGGTCGAGGTCGTACACGACACAGCCGTCCGCCGTAGTGCCGGTGGGCCTGATCAGCCCGGCCGACTCCAGCCGGCGCAGGGCACGCCGTACGGTCGTCGGGTCGTACCCGGTGCGGTACTGGATGCGGGTTCCCGACGGGCGGGCGCCCCGTCCGTCGCGATCGGCGTGCTCGGCCAGGACCGCGAGGACGAACCTCGCGGTCGCGTCCGGCTTGTGGGCGTCGGTCCACACCGTTGGTGCGTCGTCCATTGCCCAGGCCACCGCCTCGTAGCTCACTCGGGGTCTCGCTCTCGTGCTGTCGGGACGGTGGGTTGGCCGGTGGCCGGCGGGTCGGGTCGCCGCCGGCCACCGGGGTCTAGTCGGTGATGACGATCGAGCCGTCGTGCACCCAGTCGAGGGCGGCGCAGTCGAGCGCGTGGCGGGCCCGCGTGACGGAGACGTACGCCAGGCGGGCGTACTCGCGGCGAAGGACCCGCAGCCCGGTGGACGGGTCCGGCCGCGGCGGGGTGAAGTCGCCGTGCAGCACGACGCGCGACCACTCCCGGCCCTTCGCCTTGTGCGCCGTCGACACCACCAGGTCCGCGCGCTGCTCGGTCACCAGCGCCTCGGCGGCGGCGATCATCGCCTCCGCGCCGAAGTCGTCGATGAGCTTGACCAGGACGCGCAGCGACCCGGCTTCCTCCGCCGCGTACTCCTGGAGCTGGGCCCAGTTCGTGAACCCCATGAGGTCGGGGTGATCGGTCGGCTTGCCGTCGAGCAGGTCGAGCGCCGCGTATGCCAGGCTCTTGATCGCTCCGCCGCCGCCGACCAGGGCGACCCGCCGACCGGCGGCCAGGGCCTCGATCACGACGCCGACGGCGCCCGCGTTCGTGCGGCACAGGATCGCGTCGGCCCGGTCGACCGGGCCCACGACCGAGGCGGTCGGCTCGTGTCCGACCAGCCGCAGGGGAGCCGAGATCAGGTTGAGCCACACGTTCGCCTGCTCGGCAACGGCGACGCCGAAGCGGAACGACTGGCTCAGCGTCAGCGTGTCGCCGGGGAACTTCGCGAGGGCATCGTTCGCGCCGCGCCATGCGTAGATGGCCTGCGCGCTGTCGCCGACCGCGATGCGCTGCGCGTGGTCCTGGTCCAGCAGCACCGAGGTCAAGACGTCGTTCGTATCCTGCGCTTCGTCGAGCAGCACGACGTCCGCCGCCAGCCTGGGGCGGCCGAGCGCCCACGCCTTCATGTAGTGGTCGTGCTCCATCCGCAGCACGCCGTCCGGTTGCATCAGGTCGGCCCAGGCCGCGCGGGCAACAGGCAGCCCGAGCCGGGCGATTGCCGTCCGGGTGTCCGGCCGGGTCAGGTTGTCCACGCGCGGGATGTGCGCGGCCGTGATCTCCGGATCGGCCGAGTAGCACCAGCGCTTGACCGTGTCGAGCGCGAACCGCATGACCTTCTTGCTCGTCATCGCCACGACGCGGGCATCGTCGGCCATCACGGCCTCGGTACTGCGGCCGTCCTCGCCGAGGTCGCGGGCCAGGATCTCGCGGACACCGAGCGCCTGGGCGGCGACGTGCGCGGTCTGGTACGGGATGCCCAGGCGGGCCTGGTGCCGGGGGTCGTACGCGAGCGAATGCCCGGTCTTGCAGGTCGCGTTCGACGGGAACGACTTCGCGGCGTCCACGGCAATCGGCTTGTTGTAGGCGATGTACAGCATGCGGGCGCGGCGGTCGGATCGGGCGACCTCCTTCAAGGTGGTTGACTTGCCGCAGCCAGCGCCGGCCTGCACGGTGAGGTCGATCCCGTCGCCGTAGGCGGCGATCACCTCGGCCTGCTCGGGCGTGGGGTCCATTCGGGCGGCCTCCCTGGCGGCGGCGGTTCGGGCGAGGCGGGCGACGGGCGAGTGGTCGCGGCAGCGGTAGCCGTCCATGTATGGCTGCGCGCCGGCACCACACGGCCCGGCTGGCGTGCCCCAGGTGCAGGTGCGGGCGGCGGTCGCGGTGCTCATGCCGCCGCCCTGGAGTGCCAGCGGCAGGCCGAGCCGAGGCAGCCCTGGCATGCGGCCGGCCTGGCGCCGGTCGCGGTCCGGGCTCGCTGCACGGTGCGCGTGACCACGCGCAGCAGCTCGGCGACCTGCTCGGCGGACAGGCCCTCGCGAACCGTCAGGACGTGCACGGCCGCGCGCCGTTCGGCGGGCGTCATGTCCGCCAGCGGGTCACCGGCGACGGCCCGGTCGACGGCCGCCTGGTCGACGTCGTCGGCCGGCCGCCGGGTCGGCCGCGGCCGCGGCCGGGTGGCCCGGACCCGCGCGCGGTAGGCGCGCATCCGCTCGTTGTGGCACGGCCGGCAGTAGTAGCCGCGCTGGTCGGGCCGGCTGCGGTCGCGGTGGAACGCGTCGAGCGGCAGCAGCTGGCGGCAGGTGGTGCACGTTCTCATCGCGCCCCCGCATCCGCCGTGAGGGTGGCGTACAGCGCCTGACAGGCGTCGCAGTCGCACGTGCGGCGCCGGTCGGACCGCTCGCCGGGCGGGGTGATCTCGGGGATCGGCCGACCGGTCGGCGTCCAGGTCGGCAGCAGTACCGGCGTGGGCTGCGGGTCGTAGCCCGAGCAGCGGCACCCGCCGATGGGGTGGCAGCCGCGGCTGGGCTTGCCCTGCGAATCGGATTCGTGCTGGCCCGGGGTATGCCCGCAGGTGCAGCGGTGGATGATCAGGCTCATCGGTGGTCGTCTCCCTCGGCAGGCCAGTACGGGATGGGGCGGTCGGGGAACACGTCGAGGACCAGACGGCAGGCCGGGCACAGTTCGCCGTCATACCGGCCCGGGTCGGGCGTCGGCGCGCACAACCAGCAGCGGTCGAACCGCGGGTCGACCGCGTGCAGCGGCAGCCGCACGGTCGGCGGGGTGATCGGCGGCGGAGCGGCGAGCGCCGACCCGGACAGCCAGCGCAGGATGACCTCGGCCAGCCAGCCTGCGGCCAGGCCGGCGACGACGGCGGCGAGAACGATCGGGATCAGGTCCACGGGTGTACCTCCCGGCAGGTCCAGCAGCGCCAGCCGCCGCGGGTGTGGGTGCCGAGCCGGCGGGTGCCCCGGCAGGTCGGGCACTGCTGGGTGGTCTCGGCGGGCGGGGCCGCGATCCGGTGCGCGCGGCCGTCGGCGGTGGTGGGGGCCGGGCAGGCCGGGACGATGCTGCCCCGACCCGCCACCACCACGGTCGCCGTCACGCCGCCTGCGACGTCGCCGCCGCGTCCGCGTACCGGCCGAGCGTCGGTTCCCACGTGGGTTCGGGCTGCCCCTGGAGGGCGGACAGGGCCTCGATCACGGTCCCGGCCTCGGCCAGCGACAAGTCCTTCATGGTCGCCAGCGGATTGGCCGCCCGGCCGAGGATGCCGGTCACGATGGCCAGCCTGCGCGGCCGGTCACCCGCGATGCCGAGCGCGCCCAGGATCGTTGCGATCGCCGTGCACTGCGCGGGTGTTGCGCGCCGGGTGTCCTGCTGCGTGCCCCATTCGCCAGGCGGCGGCACCTGGCCGGCGGCGGGCGCCGACTCCTGCGCCGGCTGCGGCCGGGCGCCCGCGAGGTCGCCGAGCCGGCCGTCGATCATCCGGTGCAGCGGGATCGTGCCGCCGTCGCGGGTCTCCACGTCGCGTTCGAGCAGGCCCTGATCGGTGGCGGTCTGCCGGCACGCGGCCAACGACACGTGATCGTTCCACCCGACCTTGATCGCGTCGAGCAGGATCGGCAACTGGTCGGCGGGCGGTGCCGGTGCGGCGGCGGCCTGCTCGGGCACGCGCTCCGGCGCCGCCTCGGTGTGCTGCTCGCGCTCCGGCTGCCGCACCGGGTCGGCCGACGGCGGTGGAGACGATGGCGCCTGTGCCGCCGCGCGAACCTGGTGCCCGCGCTCGACGATCACCGCGCCGAGCGTCGTCGGTACACCGGTCACCGGGTGCAGCACCGCCGACCCGACGAGCTGACGGCGGGTCACCTCGGCGTGCAGCTCGCGCAGCCCCTCCCACGTGGCGTCGGCGGCCGCCGCCCGGTCCAGGTACGTTGCCGGGTCGACGACCTCGACGCCGTCGTTCAGCCAGTCGAGCATGGTCAGCGCCAACGATGTGTCCGGCCGGTTGATCACCGCTCCGTTCAGCGCCGGGCACCTGGTCTTGCCGACGACCAACGTGTTCTCCAGGTCCATGCTGGCGACCAGGTCGAACTCGTATTCCAGGCCCTCGCGTTGCTCGGCCTTGGTCCCGACCTTCTTCGGCTCGGGCTTGCCGTTCTTGTTGGTGCCGATGACCCACTCGGACTTGACCCGCATCGTCACGATGACGTGCCCGGGGTAGGCCACCAGGGCATCGATCATGTCGCGCTCGTACGGCCGGGCTTCCTTCCAGCCGCCGAACCCGCCTCCGCTGCCCTTGCGTTGGCCGATGGCGTCGACGAGTTCGAGCATGCCGCCCTTGCCCATCCAGAAGTGGGAGAGCGAGTCGACGACGACGCATCCGTACCCGGCAGATCCGGCGGTTGCGAGTGCGCCGATCAGGTCGCGCGGGTCGTAGGTGGTCATCTGCAAGGTGTCGAAGTCGAAGCCGTCGCCGCTGCTGCCGCGGGCGTACTTGCTGGCGGAGCCGCGCTCGGTGTCGATGACCGCGACCCGGGGCGACAACGCGCCGGCCAGGGTCAGGGCCGTGAAGGTCTTGCCCGCGCCCGACGGGCCTTCCAGCGCGATGCGCGCCTTCGACTTCTCGCGGGTTGCGGGCGTGAACTCGAACGTCATCGGTTGCTCTCCTCGGCGTTGGCCTGGGTGCGGGTGGTGCGGACGTGGTGTGCGGCCTGCTCGGCGTCGAGGAGCAGGCCGACGGTCGGGCACGGCCACGGCACGCGCCCGTAGGCGTACGAGCAGTGCCGGCAGAACAGGCGCCCGTCGGTGCCCTCGTCCCACTCGTGCAGCCCGACGACGGCGGCGACCTGTCCGGCGAGCCGGTCGTGCTCGGCCAGCACCTCGATGCGGGCGTTGTGGTGCTCGACGGCCTGAACAAACAGGCCGTGCTCGACGGCGTCGGTGAACTGACCGAAGACGTGGCGGCCGCGCTCGGTGAACGTCATGGCGCGGACCACCGCGAGGCGGCTGGCGGACATGGGTTTCATCCGGTACTCCCCGGGATGTGGGCGGTGGCGTGCCAGCGGTCGCCGTCGTGCCAGGCCAGGAGCCACACCGCCGGGTCGAGCCCGGCGGCCTGGTCCTCGGCGCGGGCGATCTCGACGGACTCGATCGCGTAGTGCCGTTCGGCGTGGGCGGGCGAGCCGTGCCGGGTCGGCCGCGCGATCGAGCCGGTGATCCAGCCGTCGGCGGCAACGTCGGCCCGGTGCACCAGACCCCAGGCGTAGGCGGTGCGGGGCGGGGCCGCCGCCCCCGTGGTGGGGGCGGCGGTGGTGGGCGCGGTCACCGGCGGGCCGGACGCAGGTCGGCGAGCGCCCGCCCGACGGCGGCGCACCAGGCCGAGCACCAGTCGCGCGGCGGCTCGGACGACGCGGGCACGTCGGTGCGGTGCCAGCCCTCAGCCAGCGCGGCGCCCTCGGCGAGCCGGCCGCAGCCGTCGACCGTGCACCGCTCCACCACCGGCGCGCCGGCGGCCGGGCGGGACGCGCCGACCTTGCCCTTGTTCCATTCCTTCGGCGTGGTCTTCTTGCGGGCGGCCATCAGTGGTCACCCGCCGTGTGCTGCTCGCCGATCGCGACGGCGGCGGCGACCGCCCACGCGCCGATCACGCGGTCGGCGGCGAGCAGCCCGGCCGCCAGGTCGAGGGCGACCCGCCGGCCGCACGTCCACTCGCCCGGTCCGTACAGGTAGGCGCCGGGCCCCGGGTCGTCGGTCGGGCTGATCTCGGTGTCGTCCAGTTCCTCGACCGCCCACGGGACATCGATCACCGTGCGCTCCCACCGGCCGGCGACGCCGACCTGGGCCCAGTCCGGGTGGGGCTGCGGCTCGTCGCCGGCCGGGTCGACCGGGTCCGGCACCACCTCGGCCGTGTGGGCGTCCCACGCTGCGGTGCGCATCGAGCCCACGGGCGCGATGTGCCGGCCGGCATGTCCGGCAGGGAGTACACACGTGGTCTGGTCCGGGTCGTCGAGCGCGGCCGCGCACAGCAGCTGCTCGACGTGCGCCAGGTCGGCGGGCAGCTCACGCCGAGCGGGCAGCGCGGCGAGCAACGCGGCGGCGGCGGCCGGTTCGAGGATGATCTCCACCGGGCCGGCGTCGTCCCGAGTGATGATGGTGAGCGATCCCGGGCCGCGCTCGACGGCGACCGCCGCCGCGTGCGGGATGAGGATCCGACGCGTCGCGGTCTCCGCCGATGAGCCCGCCGACTGCACCCCGACACCGGTGATGGTGACCGGCGTCGGCCCGGCACCGGGCTCGACCCGGCCGCTGCCGGACAGGTCGATCCGCGCCCGGTAGGTGATGCGCCCGTCGCAGCGGTGCGGTGTCGCCGTCACGGTGGCGTCGAGCGCAGCCGCCCACGCCCCCAGGTCCGTCGCGACGTCGGTGTCCGGCCCGGCGGTGCGGGTGCCGACCACGTGCCCGCCCGGGTCAACGGTCCAGGTCAGCCGGGGCAGGGCGGGCCGGGAGATCAGCGCCAGCATGATGCCGGCGGCGCGCACCTGCGCCAGGTCGTCGGCGGGTTCGCGGTCCTCGATACTGTGATTCACGTTCGTACCACCTGTCTGTGAGTGGTCAGTGGTGCGGGCACAGAGGCCGTGCCGTACGCCAGGACCGGGGGCAACCGGTCGCCGTCGGGGCGGCCTCACCCGCGCGAGGTTTCGAACCGGGGTGCGAAATGCGGGATACTCAGGTGTCCCGCTGTCTCCGCAGCCGGTGGGCCGGCCGTCCCAATCCGGGGCGGCCGTCGGCTGTTTCAAGCCGAAATCAGGCGGAGTCAAGGCCCGCCGACTGTTCGAGGTCGGTCCGCTCGGCGGACAGCAGGCTCGCGACGTAGTCGACCAGCGACGTGTACGGAATGAGCCGCCGGCCAGCGAGCATCGTGGAATCCAGGGCCTGTGACTTGATCAGGCCGTAGACGGCGGTCCGACCGATGCCGAGCAGTTCAGCGGCCTCTTCGACCGGGTGCAACAGTCGGTTCGGGATGACTGTCTGCCGGTTCATAGGGCGTCGCCGACCAGGTCGTCCAGGGTCAGGCCGTATGGCGCGCCGAGGCGGATCAGCGTCTTGAGCGACGGCACGGTGCGGCCGTTGAGCGTTCGACTGATGACGCCAGCGGATACGCCGGTGGTGCGGTGGATCGCCTGACCCGTGTGATCGCCCCGCGCGGCGGCAGCCGAGCGCAACCGGTCGGTTCGCACGCTGTAGCTGATCAGAGTCGGCATGTTCACCCCCATATGTAGAGCGGCCACCAGGCTGTTTGCGGCCGTGCAACTACCGTAGACCTCATCTAGCTTGCACGCAAGCAACTACGGCGATCCGACATGGGGGTGCGTCGAGCGAACATTTGTGCGAATGTGGTTCTACGCTGCACGGTTGGCCGGGAACCTACTGCCCGGCAGATTGCATGCGTGCAATGTCGATTTAGCTTGCGCGCATGCGGGCTAGCCTGCATGCATGCGGAGACACGACAGGGACGAAGCGCTAGTGGGCTTCGCTCGATGGGTATACGACCGAGCCGTTGAATGCGGCTACGACCTCGACAGTCCAAGGGGAGGCGGACGGAGCCAGCTGGCGGCAGACGCGGGGATGTCGGCGAGTGCCGTGGGGCGTCTGCTCAAGGCTGAGACCATGCCCGACCTCGACAGCATGATTGGTCTCGCGCGGGCGCTCGATGTCGACGTGCGGGAAATCCTGATTCGGTCCGGAAAGCTAACGGAAGAAGATCTTCCGCTAAATCCCAGACACCCAACTGGCACACGAGTATCGTCGGATGACCAAATTCTGACCCCCGAGGAGGCCGTCACCCGCGTAGGCGTAAAGGACGCGCGGGTGCGAGAAATGGCAGCTTGGATGCTCCGGAAACAGCTCAACGAGGAGTCCGTCCCAGGCGGCCAGGGCGACCTGCTGGGAGGCGACGCGGGAGGGTGATCGTGGGACGTATCGGGGTCGCTGCCGCATTGGCGGTAGCGGTGGGTGGATTCGGGCTCGTGATCGCGGGCGCGACCAACAACCAGCACACGATCGGGAGTCTCGGCGTGCTGGTCGGCATCACTGGACTGACGTGGCTGGCGCTGACCGTGATTCGGGGATGGATCATCGAGCAGCGGGACCGCGAGTACCGAGCCTATTCGGCCGGCTGGAAGTCAAGGGCGGCAGAAGAATTCGCTGCCGAATATATTCCATCGGAAAGAAAGGGCGCAGTTAAGCCCAGTTCGCCGAATCAAGCAAGGGACACTCGCCAGTAGCAGGCCGTTGTTACTGGAAAGATACCTACCTGGATCAGGGGGAGTAATGGCGCGTCAGTCCGGCCGATCCTCGAATGGGAGATCGAGTATCTACCTCGGCGAGGACGGCCGGTGGCACGGCTGGGTGACGATGGGCGTCAAGGACGACGGCAGCCCAGACCGGAGGCACCGAACAGGTAAGACCGAGACCATCGTGACGGACAAGGTTCGCGCGCTAGAGAAGCAGCGCGACGCTGGCCAGGTGACCAAGACCGGCAAGCCGCTGACCGTCGAAGCGTGGATGATCCTGTGGCTCACGACGATCGCCCCACGCTCCGTCGAGCAGTCGACCCTCGACAGCACGTACCGCCCGAAGGTCATGAACTGGATTGTGCCGCGACTGGGGCGGCATCGGCTCGACCGACTACAACCCGAGCACTTGGACGCGTTCTATCTCTGGCTCCGCAACGAGCAGGGGTTGTCCAAGAACACCATCGTGCAGATCCACCGCATCCTCTCGCGTGCCCTCAAGATGGCCGTGGTCCGCGGCAAGGTCGGCCGGAACGTAGCCACACTCGTTGAAGCCCCGTCGGGCGAAGAAGTCGAGATGGCGCCGCTTGCCCAAGAGGAGGCGCGGCGGGTGCTCCAGCTCGCCGATAGTCGCCGAAACGGCGCCCGGTGGTCCGTCGGCCTCGCCCTCGGCCTGCGGCAGTGCGAGACGCTTGGGATGCGGTGGGAGTACATCGACCTCGACGCGCGCAAGATGCACGTCTGGTGGCAGATCAAGCGCACCAGGTTCAGCCACGGGTGCACCGACCCGCGGACATGCGGTACTCGCTACCACCGCGCTGGGTGCGCAGCCGACTGCGCGAAGCACACAAAGTGCCCGCCGGCCTGCCCGCCGGAGTGCGTGGCCCATGCTCGCGAATGTCCGGACCGCAAGGGTGGCGGCTGGCACTTCGCGCGACGTAAGGGCAAGGGCAAGCGCGGTGGCAACCTGACCTTGACCCTCCCGCCCGCGCTCGTACAGCGACTACGAACGCATCGGGCTTCCCAGGCCCGCGAGCAGCTGGCCGCCGGTGACCGATGGACCGACATGGACTTGGTGTTCGCCGGCACCACCGGTCAGCCGATCGAGCCCCATGCCGACTGGGTCGAATGGCGAGACCTGTTGATCGAGGCCGGCATCGATCACGTGCGCGTGCACGATGGCCGGCACACCGCGGCCACGCTACTCGTCGAGCAAGGCGCGACCGCCGAGATCGTCCAGGAAGTACTCGGCCTCTCGTCGATCACGATTGCTCGCCGCTACATGCACATCTCGTCCACGCTCGCGGCCAAGGCAACGGATAGCGTCGGTACAGCCCTCTGGGGGTAA